GGAGGTAGAAAGGCGTGTGCCACTGGTCCTGAGTGGAAGCGAAAGCTAAAATCGAAGGCTCAGGAACTATATCCGAATCTGGATGTCAGTCTCAAGAACTGTGACGCCCTGCTCATTCTCCATTACGCTCAAGGAGGCGGCAGATGATTCGTAGGATGAATCGGCCACCGTCGCCTGAAGAGCTGAAGCAAATGCTCATCGCCGCATTCGCTATGGGCGTCGTCATCACTAGCGCGTACTTCATTCTCTTTGTCCTCAAATGAGCCAAGAACTCGAAGACATCAAAGAAGAGCTGGCAGAGTACAAATGGATTTCCAAGGAGCTTGCGAAAGCACTTGGCTGCGGATGCACAATCGGAGGAGACTTCGATCTATGCATCGACTGCACCGACACGCAGAAAGCATACAAACGAATACAGAAAATATATGAGCCTAAACAGTGCGAACAAAATAGTCAGAATCGCTGAAGCCGATGAATCAACGCCACGCATCGATTTCGCGTACATCGACAAGAAGTATAAGGAATGGCTTGTCCGCCGTGGATTCGCCAGCGAAGAGCAAACTGAACTCGGCATGCGACGTTCCGAAGGTCGTCGCGGTCGTGCGGTCAAACGAATCAATTCCGATGAAAGCATCTGAAATATCCCGAGAACAACTCTTGAAGGAAGCTCCGCGCCTCATTGACTATGCGATTCTTCGAGGTTGGATGAGCAAGCCAGCGAAGCCAAAACGCAGCGTGGATGGCGGATGGCAAGCGGTTGGAGTCGGCCATCTCGACGACGCTTCTGAAGATGAAATACAAGAACTCAGGAAACAGCTCAGTGGAGGTTGAACTCCTGTCCGACGACGTAGAAATACGCATCGGAGAAACCAAGTGGTCAGGCGTGGCCTACATGCGCGAGGGCAAGGCCAAGATCTACGTTCGAACGAAAGCTGAATTCAAAGCTAAGTTCGTCCTGATAGATGCGAAGCCCTAAACTTTACATCGCCGCACAAGAGCAGCTCTTTGCGAAGTTTCAGTCACGCTCCATCGCCATTCAGCATTGGAGCAAATATCTGATGACTCCCAAAGAGCTTGCTCTCCTTTTCAGCAAGTTAGAGAAATCAAATTCAGTCCTCTCCGAAATCGCCAAGACCGATCTTGGTCGAAGCGGGGAGATAGCGAGAAAACAACTTGGAATCGAATGAATCAATCAAAAGTAGATCGTGCGCGCGCATGGCTGCGTAACACGCCAGGAGCCGTCTCAGGTCAGAATGGGCATGGAGCAACCTTCGCAGTAGCAACCTCGCTCATACACGGTTTTGAGCTGAATGCGGGGGATGCCGAAACGCTCATGCATGAGTACAACTCGAAATGCCTCCCGCCGTGGAAGCCGCATGAACTGGCCCACAAGCTGAACGAGGCCGCAAAAGTAGCGCACGACAAGCCGCGTGGCTGGCTTCTGGAATCGCATCCCGGCATCGGTCAGGGTGGCACTCCCGTATCGCCTACCGGCAAGTTTGTGGTGCGTAAGATCCAAGCAATTCCGCAATCGGACTTTCGATTTTCAACCATAGATTTCTTAAAAGCCTGCTTCGAACCGGACGAAGTTGTCTGCATCTGCAATGACATCGTAAGCGACGAGGAAGGCCGCACTCGGCCAAACTCCAAGGGTACATTTCTCAAGCGCGACGAATGGATTGAGAAGCATTTCACGCCGCCAATTAGTTCCATGTGGAACGGTCCTGACAGTCGTGGCGCTTACGTCCGCGTCAACCCGTGCTTCGATGAGAGCGGTTCTGATTCAGGCGTGGCAGCATTCCGCCATGTCCTCGTTGAGATGGACGAGAAGACCAAGGACGAGCAATGGACGATCCTCAAGGAGTCCAAATTGCCGATGTCCGTCGTCATCGATTCAGGCGGCAAGAGCTTGCACGGCTGGGTGCGAGTCGATGCGGCGAACAAGGAGGAATGGAGCGAGCGTCGTGATGTCGTCTATCGCCAGTTAGAGACGCTCGGCATCGATCCGAAGAACAAGAACGCGAGCAGGTTCAGCCGTCTTGCTGGTGTGATGCGCGATGGCAATGAGCAGAAGCTGTTGGCCATCAATGTTGGTTCTGTGAACTGGGATGCGTTTACGGACTATCTGGAGTCGCAGGACATGCCTCAAGAGTTCTCGCTTGATAGCATCATCGAGTACGACCCTAAGAATGATCCTGACAATCTGATCGGCGACAGATGGCTACGTCGCGGTTCATCGCTTCTCTTCGTCGGCCAAAGCGGTTGCGGCAAAAGCTCGATGGCCGCGTATCAGGGGATGAAGTGGGCATCCGGCGAAGCGTGGTTCGGCGTCAAACCTGTGCGCGCGCTCAAGGTGGCCTACATCCAAGCTGAGAACGACATTGCCGATCAGCATGACGCACTCAAAGGCGCTGCTCAGATGACGTTCGGCAAAGAGAACTGGGAGCGAGGATTGCGGAGTGTTGACATGCTCTTCTTCCGCGAGACGGTTAGGACCGGCTCCGACTTCGCCACAATGCTCCGCCGTCTCGTTCGCAAGACCAAGGCGGACTTGGTTTACATCGATCCGCTGCTCTCTTACATGGGCGGCAATCCTGCGGACATCGAGGTCTGCGCGAACTTCACGCGACATCTGCTCCAACCGATTATGATGGAGACAGGTGTTGTCCTAGTGCTTGTCCATCACTTCCCCAAGCCGAAGGGCAAGGATGACAAGCCGGAGAGCGTGGCAGATTTGGCCTACTCAGGATTCGGATCGTCGGACCTGACGAACTGGGCGAGAGAGGTGATTGTGATGAAGGAGGTTGGCTTCAACAATCCGCGCAAGTTCATGCTCGGCATGGCAAAACGGGCCGACCGTTCCGGCATGACAGACAAAGAAGGAAAAGTCACCGGATCGATTATGATCCAGCGTGGCACAGGCGGCGACATCTCATGGAACTACGCGGAGCCTGAGAAGTTCGTCGTGGATAAAGCAGCGGCGAAGAAGCCGTGGACGGGACGACCTAAGCGTTAGCCTTCTCACGCTCAGCACGGCGACGACCTTTCGCAGCGAGCGATTGGAACTTTGCCTTGCCGTATTTTTTGCGGCCAATGGCTGCACTTAATGCAGCAGGATCTTTCACACCCTTCTTCTCAAGACTGCCGATCAGCTTCTCGTAACGACCACCACCGCCAAGTTTCATCTTGTCCATAAAATCACCATGCTTTGCCGAGTTCTGGAACATATTTCTTTTTGCAAATCAACCGATTTTTCGGCTGATCGCGAAGAGGAATCCATCGGCAGTTATCCTTGAAATATCCTAGGTTATTGTCAATTCGATCAAGGCTGTAGCCATCAGGTCTGTCTCCCATGTCCTCGTAAAAACCTTCAAAAGAGAGCCACTTTTCACAAATTGTGACTCCTTTCAGTCTGTAGTATTTAGAATAAACGTGAGCAGGATTTAGGCATCTATCCTTCATTTTGATCCACGACCTGTACGATCCAGATCCGTACTTTCCGTGTCTTGTCGATAACTTGAAAAGCCATTCCGACGCAACGCAGTGATTGCACCTCCAAGGTTTTGACTGCTTGTCGAGCCTTCTGACGACATCAACTCTGACCAGTTTTGAGGTTTTGCAGACATCGCATTTTAGGTCAAAAAATTTCCATCGACCTACTTTTACATGCTGGTGATTTGATTCAATAGTTTGCACATCGACAAGATAGCCGAAGTACCAACCATTGCAACCCCCCACGCAGCACACGACCAATACTTAGGCGTCGTCTTGTCCTTTGCCGTCGCGCAGTTATGCCGCGCGCGGAAGTTCTTACGACGCTCAGGATTGTCGCGTTTGATTTCCATGTTGGCGTCTCCAAAGCGAACCTTGATGACGTTGCCGTTGTCGTTCTTGACGTAGACAGCACTCTTCTTCCGCTCGCCAGGAGTGTAGAACGGCTTGTTGAGCGTCACCTTCTTGCCCTGATAGGTATTACCCTTTTTGGAGAGGGAGGTTTTCATTAGTCGCGGCGACGAGTTTGACGGCGCATTTCCTGAAGCTGCTTCTCTTCAGACTGACCTTCTTCCATCTGCATCATGGCTCGGTCAGTTTCGAGCTTCAGCATTCTCGACCAGTTTCGATTGAACAAATCTATCTGCTCCTTAGAAAGCTGACTGATAGGAGTGGTGACAGTCTTGACGTAGGTTGGCGACTGAAGCATTCGGCCCACAGCGGATTCACCGGAATCTCCAATAGCCTTCAAAACCATTCGACGGCCAATAAACCCAACAAGACCGCCACCAATCGCACCGCCAGCAACACCAGCAGGCCCAAGTCCGCTGGCAATGTATGCGCCAGCAGTAGCAAGCGTTGGGACGATAGATTTTGAAACAAGGCTATCACCCTCCTTGGATGCAACAGCCAACTGATCCGCAATCGTGCTAATCTTGTCCACACCTCCAGCACCAAACAACTCGTTTACAAGCGCGTTGTACTCTCCTGGCTTTTCGCCACCAGCAATCAACGCTTTCATCCTGTTCGTGTCGATGGCCTTTTTTCCATCAACAAACGAGTCTTTGACGATCCGACCGAGGACAATGTTTTGAGCATCAGCCAGAAGGTCTGGCCGACTTTCCTTAAGGATCTTCGTAAACTCCTCCGCCCTCTTGACCGGATAAACGCCACCACCCTTGGACTTAAGAAAATCCACAATGTTTCCGGCGGGGATGTTTCCGTAGAGTTCTCCACCCCTAATTGCAGAAGCGACAACCTGCTGGAAGTCTGTGGCAGTCTTTGACTGTTCGGTGACGTAATCGTTCAACTCCTTGAGCATTGTGTTTGCGTCAGGATTTGATGCGATTTGCTTGAGAACATCGTCATCAATGGCGACTCCCTTCTTAACTTTTGATTTGATGTCGGCCAGCAAAGAGACGACCTGCTTTTGAGCTTCAACATCTTCACCTGGCTGCGCTAAAACACCCTTGAACTCACGACTAGCGTTTTTCTTCTGAAAATCAGAAAGCCGTTTTTTAACGTCTGCAACTTCTTCTCGGTTTTTCTTAAGCCTATCTTCCGCTCCCGTAATCTTGTTAGAAACGTCAGATTGAAGCAAATCTGATTTTGCTGTCAGTTCTTCAAGACTTGATTTGAGCTTTTCCTCATCTTTGAGAATTGATGTGTATCTTGATGCGACATCTTGGATTTGCCCGAGACTGGGGAAAAATTCGTTTACTACTTCCTTTGACAACTTATCACGACCAGCTTTTGCCTCCGTCAAAGTGTTGAGAAACTCGACAGGATTTTTGCCACGAATCTGATTGTAAATGTAGTCCGAAAGAACTGGCTTCACATTGGTTTCCCAAGTATCACCGGCCATGTCCTTCAGAACAGCAAGCGTAGTTCCGCCGCGAGGACCAATAATGGCCGACACTGATTCAGGTGCGCCACCGCCTTCTCCAATGCTGCGAAGAATGCGGTCAACGTAAGCTCCCTTAAATCGGCTGATTCCTTCAGCGTACTTTCTGTTTTGCTCGGCAAGATCATCTCGAAGTTTAGGATTTGCATCGAACGCCGCAGTCATCTGCTCGTTGATCTTGTTGAGCTTTTCCCAGCTCTCGAAGAACCCTTGTTGAACCGGAGCATTGAAGTCGAACAGTCGATAAATTTGGGAGCGGATCTTTCTAAGATCTTCCAAGCTCTTGGTTTGAAGACCATTTCCAAGATCAACCTGAACGGTCGTTGCTTGCAGGTCAGGCCTGATTTTTGCGAAACCCTCCTCTTGTTCAGCGTCAAATACGTCTCGGAGCTTGTTCCCCTGCTCGCCAACAATCGTTCCAGCTTCAAAAGCCGACACAGGCTTTCCGCTGACAAATCGATCATCAAACCCTTGTTGGATTCGTTTCACCTGATCTTGCAGGCCAGCAATTTGCGCCTCAATTCGAGTACGGTTGGCGATGTCTTCAGAGCCAAGGTTTGCTCTTTGGTTGCTCAAGCGAACAATGTCATCTTGAAGCTCAACAGCTTCCATTTGAAGACGGCCTTCTGCTGCTCTAGCAAATTTAAGAGCGCGCTGATTTCGTTTGTCTTTGAATCCAGCAGTTTTCTGAAGCGACTCGTCAATTTTTCGAGTTGCCTGCTCGGTCAGTGCATCAGATTGGCGTACAACCGACTCAACGACAGATGGGTTGACATCGGTTTTCCCAGAAATCCTTCCAAGCTCACCAACAATGGCCTGAGTCAAATCATCGCCAGAAAGACCAGACCGTCGCCCCTGAACAACCGACTGCTCCAGAAACGATTGAACGGTGTTTCTAAAGTTCTCAACGTCCTGAGGAGATGATCCTGAGAACGCTGGATTATAGAACGTGTCAGCAACCTGACGAGAAAGGGCTGGGTCGATGCCTCCAGCATTTCCGAGTTCTTGGCGAATTAAATTGGCGCGGTCTTCCAGAAACTTCTGAGTAAAAGGACGTTGCATTTCACCCGCAAAAGCAGCGGGGAATTTACCAACTGATGGCGCGCCTGAAACCGCTCTTGTAGCTGCCCCAACACCGCGAACCGTGGTTGATATGGCAGGAAACAAAACGCTTCCCATTGCCGTTCTCAACGCCATCTCTCCGCCGGTAACATCTTCACCGAAAGATTCGATTCCAGCTTGAGCAAAAGACTGCGCGCCACCAGCGGCGGCTTCTTTCCTAACTTGTGCGCCAAAAGTTGCTTGCTGCGGAACTCCAGTTTCGCTCGTCAACAAACGGCGAACGCCTGTTCCAGTCCCCGGTTTTGCGATGCTTGGAGTAGGAACGCCGGATGCAGCAATCTGGAAAGGCCGCATTTTCTCAGGTTCCAACAACTGAGAAGTTAGCTCCAAACCAATGTTGCCAAGCACCTCTCCAGCAACAGTTTGTCCACCAGGAACAAAACCAAGGGCTAAAGGCCCACCGTATCTGACGGTGTTTGCAGCCACTTTTCTTGCCCTCTTGCCCTCAAAGTCGGCCAAGAACTGTCTTTCTTTGTCCGTGAAATCCTCGTCAGGCAGCGGCTCGTAATTGCCAGAAACAAACTTCTGAAACTTACGCGCACTGTCAGGACCAAGGTAAAAATCAGCCTGCTGAACAATCGGATCTTGAGACTGAAATCGTTGCTGGCCGACTTTTGCGGACTGCTGAACAGCTTGATTTAGTGCTGCCGGTGAACCTGCGTCTTCAAAAACAACTTCAGGTTTCCGCATCGGAGGAGTTTGCGGCGTAGACAATGCGACAGGTTGCTGCTGAGTTGCCTGAACCTCGTCGTCAAAAACAATTTCAGCCATGTTCGTGTTTACTTGATGGTTGCGGGTCTTCCACCGACTGAGATTCTGGTTCCAACTGGAAGATTTGCCGACTGAGCTTCTTGGATTGAGTTAAACGACCGAATTTCAGACTGTTGTTGAGGGGCCGTCTCAACACCTAAAATCTCATCCGCCCTACGTTCAAGTTCGTTGACGTAAGCTCCGTATTGCGGGTTGGAAGTGATTCCCTGCATCCTCAGCTTCTCAACACGGTCTTTGATTGAGCGAGCGGTGATTTCTTTGAACGTATCGATACGGTCAGAGAAACCAACGTCTGTCGGCTTTCCGATTGAAGACGTAACTCGATCAACTTCAGTTTTGGTCAACGCTTTACCGCCGCGTTTGAACAACGCGCCAGTTCGCATATTTTCGTAAAACTGATTTACGGTTTTCTCGGGCAGTGAACCGCCAAACACTTCACCGGCTTTCACCTTGATGTTGAATGCTGGACCGAAAATGTCCTGGCTGAGATAAGGCTCAAGCGGCTTAATACCGTTAAGAACAGCCTCGGAAAACTCAAGTTCGTCCAGATCGAGCTTAGTCGGAGCGGGTAGTTTGCCTCCAGACTCTGCTTTGGTTTTTGCGGTGTCGGCCTTTTGCTGATTGATATCAAGCTGTCTACCCTTGGTTTCAACATCAAGCTGATACCTCTTTTCCTTAAGCAACGCTTCCTCTGTTTTAAGAGCTTGATCAAACTCAAGCTTTGCTTTGTCGATGTCGATCTTAGATGCACCTTCCCTCGTTAGCCTATCAAGATTGGACGCAGCAATTCTCAATTTATCTCTTGAAATATCAAGGTTACCAAGAAGAGAGGCAGTCTTAGCTTCTGATTGTCCAATCTTTGAGGAGCCTATTTTTTCATAATAGGCGTTCATTTTCTGAACGTCGATGTTAGGACTTCCGTCTTGATTGAATCCTATCCACGCTCCGGCATCGATTGCCTTGTTTATCGTCGATGCCCTCAGCGTGTTGGAGGTAGCCTCTGCCCTGTCTCTGGCTTTCAGGAGTTCAGCCCTGGCAGAATACTTCTCCAGATTGTTGAGCATTTTGTCCGCCTCAAGTCGGTATTGTTTAGACTTAAAGGCGGGGATGACTGGAAACTTCGCTTTTGCGCTAGGGTTGTCGAGATAGTCGCCAACCTGCTTGCTCAAGTCAGAAAACGTTTTGTACTCCTCAACCTGCGCCTGACGCTCGCCAATAGCACTGGCAAGTTCAGCATCCCGAATCTTGTTCTGAAGCTCCATTCCTTGGCGCTGGAGCAAAGACTCAGCAGTCTGCTGCTGGAACTGCTCCATCATCCGCGCCTGCGTCTGTGCGCGGTCGAACAGGTTTGCACCTAGCTGAAATGCTTGAAGAGATTGGTCGGCCATAAGATTAGCGTCCGTAGTTTGAAGAGCCGTACTCCGGGAATAGACTCGTAGAAAGCGGTGTGATATCCGACCTCGTCGGAGTCGGCGCATAAAGATTCGGATAAATCTCAGGATCGTTCTGAGGATTGTACGATGGCGACGGCCCGCGTTGGCCAGCCAACAACCCCTGATACATTCCATACTGCGACAGCGCGCCACCGGCAACACCGCCAAAGTTGGTGAACGCAGTCTGCGCCGCCTGCTGCATCGGCGACGGAGCAGCAGCCACTTGAGCGGCAGTCAAATCGCGTCCGTACATTCTGGACTGTTGCTCCTGCAACGCCCCAATCCGTTGAGACGGCGTGATGAACATGCTGCTCACCGAGAACGGTTGAGCCATGCCAAAAGTCCGCTGTTGCTGGATGAAGTTCTGAGC